TTTATTCTCTACAGATTCTGTAATTGGTGATTTAGTATCTAATTCACTTTTTACTGATTTATAGATAGATTTAGATTCTTTGATACTTTCTGCATTATCAAATCTTTTTAAGATTTCCATCTTTTCTGATTTGGTTGTAGAATGTTCAGTGAATAATCTATTTACGTATGCTAAATTTGTATTGAATAAAGCAACTTCGTTTAACTTATTCTTGAATACTTTAAGTGCTCCTTTATACTCTTCGTTTTTGGATTTTAACTCTTTGTATTCCTTCATAATTTTTGATTCCGATACTCTTTCTACATTTTTAGGTGTTCTATTTTTAGATTCACCAACCCTTCTTCTACCCAATTTTGGACCTGTGTAGTTCTTTTTACCTCTAGGTCTTCCATCTTTATATAGACTCATTTGATTAGTACGATCCTCTTCGATTGCGTCATCACCTTCAGAAACATCTAAATCAACAACTTCTTCTTCCATATGTTCTTCACCTTCTTCCATATGTTCTTCACCTTCAGTGTATGCACCATACTCACCGTCTTCGGTTTCATGACCTTTAACTTTTTTTCTATGGAACTTATCACCTTTATTCATACCGTAATGACCTTCTTCCATATGTTCTTCAGAAAGTTCGATTTCGTACATTACTTCTTCGTCTATAGGATCGTGACCTTCATATTTCTTGCCACATCCTGCTTCCTCATTCATACATCCTTCCTCTTCGTCAAGACTATCGTATGATTCTTCATAATATTCGTTACCTTCTTTGATGTAGTATTCTGCACCGGTTTCGTTATCTGTTAAGTGGATTCCGTCTTCGTCCTTAACAACCTCAACTTCGTCTTCATCGCTCATTTTCTTAAATACTGCGATTACTTCTTCGTCTGATGCGCCAGTTAAATCTAATTCTTCCTCATCACCCATATCTAATTCTGCAGGTAATTTAGGAACATCTAATTCAACTTCTTCATCATCGTCTCCCGCTAAAGCGTCAAGATCGATTTCTAAATCCATTAATTCTGACTCTTTTGAGTCATCTCCAGCTTCTGCTGGTATTTCTTCCTTTTTTTCATCGGACCCTTCCACATCGATATCAAGTTCTTCAAACTCTTCATCTTCTTCATTTAAAGATGACTCAACGATGTTTTCAATTTCTTGTTTCATATGTGAAGCAAGCATTTCTTTCGTATTGGCTTTTAAGGCATCCTCTAAAGACTTCGCTTCTAACAAAGCCTCTTCGATGATTGATTTTCTTTTTGTAGCCATTGTAAATTTTTGTTTTTTTTACATTTTGTTATTATAATAAAAAATGCAGCACTACGAGTGCCATTTTTTTATAAATATGCAAAAAATGATAAAAGTGTGGATTTATTGTGAAATTAATCAGACAAAAAATTATCTAAAGAGTCAATTAATAAATCTTTATCTTTATTCTCTTTAGATTCAGACATTTGTTGTTCTCTGGATGGTGACTCATTATATATCCAAGAACCGGGAGTTGATGGTGACGTAACTACATCCCAACATATTAATTCGAAGTCATCTTGAACAATATTTTTACCATCTTCTTTTTTTAATGAACCTACACCTCTAGATGATACACCTATCTTTAAACCTTTTCTTAAAAGGTTTGCAACTTGATCTCCTTCACATGATATAATACCTTGTGTAACAAATCCTGGTGACATAATGATTTCTAATTTACCCATTAGCACATTACCTTCCCACCATAGCTCAGTTACGTTATGAGAAATTCTACTAATAGCAACAATTGAAGAATCTGGATGGTCTGCCTCACCCATAGCCCTTTTTTCTTCAATAAGTTTCATATAGTTTTCAGATTCTTTTTTAAGTATCTTTTCAGGATATACTCTACCATTTCTATTCTCCACACCATATTTTTGCATTACTGCATAAACAACTAAAGGATCTTCGACTATTTGTCCACCTTTAGTTAGTTTATTTATTTCATTAATGAAGTGTCTATTATCTTTAGGAGAGATGTATCCCGCATCATATTCTACTAAGATACCTTTTTTATTTAACTCATTGTTTTTTAAAATTTCCATAATATAGATATACTTTACATATAAATATACCTTTATTATAAAAAACTTTAGTTTTTAGTTTTATAAAAAGAGAAATGGTTGTTAGTGTCTAAACAATCTTTTATAACATCTTTTATAATTTGTTTAGATGAATCTACAATTAATGGATTATTAACAGGTATTGATTCTTTTTGAAATAAAGTTATTTCACAAGACATAAAACTTCTTTTGGTTGGTTTTATGCCGGAAGATCTCATATCTAAGTCTACAATATATTTTCCTCTATGAAATTCATTTAAATTATAACTATTTATTTTGTGTTTAATGTTTTTTCTTAATTTGTTAATTACATTTTCATAGTTTAAATCTATATCGTATTTTTTTAATTGCCCCCAAGCGGAGAGATTTATGTATATTGTTTTTGGATTTTTATTATCCACCGTCCCAACCTTTATTTTATAATTTGGGTTTAAATCTAATTTTAATTCTTTTCCTCGTTTCATTCATAGTTAATTTCTTTTACGTTATTTTTATATAAAGATAATCATTTTTATCTATGATGTCAAACTATGCATAAAAAAACCCACTGTTTAGTGGGTTTTAAAAAAATTATTCTGTGACTGAATTTTTTAAGTTATATATACTATCGATGTCAGTAGGGAATGTTTCTTTATTAAAAGATGTTCTTAATAATTTATCTTTTACTTTTAAAAGTTTATCTTTTAAATCTAAATCTGAATTTTCAGTTAAACGGTTATCAATAATATCTATACATTCATTTTTTAAATTAGTATAAGTTTCTTCCTTATCTTCATCATTACCATTTAAAATATTTTTAATAATATTTTTCTCTTCTTCAGTAATATTTTCATATTTGTTATTAAATTTATTTACTGCTAATTTAGTTAATACTGAAGGTGGAACACCTGTAGTATCATATTCATTTTCTACTACTATTTCTTCTTTTAACATTCTTTCTTTAAAGAAATTTAAAGACTCTTGTATTTTTTCTAAACTATTAGGTGTCTTTTTGGTGTTACGTAAAATATTAATATGTTTATATATTTCATCATTTTCGTTTACTAATTTCTTATCACCTAAAATACTATTAAGTTTTTTTATCCCTTTAGATGGATTATTATTCTTTAATAAATTTATATTTTCTTTGATATAATCTTTAGCATCAGATTCATTATTAAATTTTTTAGTGGTTAAGTTTTTATATATAAGATATTCTTTTTTTAAGTTACTATCTTCTTTAAGTACTTGTATATATTTTTTAAATAATTTTTTACCTTCATTATTTTTACTTAAAATAGATTCAGATAATATATTATTAAAAGTGTCTTTTATGTTTCCGAAATTAGTCATATTCTTTTGTTTATTTATAAATATTAAGATTTAATAAAAAGTTTACTTTTCTTCATTATCAATAATACTATCTATTTCTTTAGACATTTCTTCTATTTTAGAATTTATAGTATTAACTTCATCATCTAAATTATCCACATTAAATACTTTTTCATCTTCATCTATACTTTCCATAAGTCTTTTAAAATAAATGTTCTGATATTTCTTAACTTTACCATTTAGTATTTCTCTTTGTTTTTCTTCTAATAAAAGGTTTTCTTTTTTATCTACTGATTCTACTGCTGCACCTGCTTCAGCCGCTGCAGCTTCTCCGCCAGCATCAGTGGCTGCGGCATCTTCCATACCACCAGCTAAGTCAGCACCGAAGTCTCCTCCACCCATATCGCCTCCCATATCACCACCAGTATCACCTCCCATATCGCCACCAGCATCTTCTTCACTACCCATTGGGTCACCATATAATGTATCTACTCTATCAAATATACCTGTTTTCTTAATTACTGTAGATGTTTGTTCCATTTCTGCACTAGCCGCTTTCTCCATTCTTTGTTGTTCTAAGTCATTACGTATTTCTTCTTCAGACATACCTAATATATCTCTTTTAGCCCTAGTCATAGAATAAGCACCAAAACCATTACCTGCGTCTGACACTGCGTCTTTGTAAAGGGTAACCTTTAATTGAGTTTGCTCTATCTTTAACATCTCTGCTTGTGTAGATGGGTTATTAAGTGTTAATGTAAAATTTTCTAATTCATCTTCTAAACCTAAAATATAAAGGTGTATAATTGCAATTTTATTTAGTTCTTGTATAATTGCCTGTTGTACTCTATTAATTGTTCTAGAGAATCTAATATCTTGTAATGCTAAATTTTTACCCTCACCTGTTACTTCTTCAAAACCTAAGAATGGTTTAGGTACTCTTAATGCAGTAAACAATTTCTTTTGAAGGAATTGTATATCAGCAATTTCAGATAGATTAGTTGCACCAGGAAGAGTATCAATAGGGCTAGGTGCATTTTGATCTCTTACAGGTACAAAATAATCTTGATCTTGTGCCATTTGATTATAACGCGTATCTATTTGTCCTGTTTGTTGATCTATTACAGGACTTCTTTTAAAGTTATCCGCAATTTTGTTCACATATGCTGGTACATCTTTTTCATCGATGTTACCAACAAATATTTTAAATATTCTTCTTTCAGGTGCTCTAGTTACTCTATATATTAACATCGCATCTTCGGACAAAAGTAATTGTTTCCAAATTCTTCTAGCTTTTTCTAAAATAGAAGTCCCATATGGTAATCTTCTATCGTCACCTAATAATCTAAAGTGTGCCACTTGCCACGCATTAAACTCCATATCTTTTTGTCCCCACACAAATTTAACCGGATTAAATTTATCTTGTGTAGATAAGTTAGAATTTTCACCAAACCCATCATTTTCTTTTCTCGCAATTTCAATATTAGGTAATTGTTTTACACTTTGGACTCCATCTTCACTATCGATAGACAAATATAAAAAATTATCACCATATTTACATGTGTTTCTCACCCACATTGGTAAGTTAGTGTGAATATCTAGTCTATTAAAAAATAAGTCTTGTAATATTCTCCTTACTCTTTTACTTTCTGAAAATATATTAAGTATTTTACCATCACTATTAGGTGTTGTAGATTCCTCCATAAAAATATCCAACGCCGCAGCAATTTCTGGAAAGAATTCCATCCCCTCAAAATCTGCATAAGATGCCAATCTTGTTGTTTCATAATATATTGAGTGTTGGTAAATCTCATTATCTACCTTTTTCCATTGATTCGCTAGATATGCGTCTTGTTGTTTTTGAAGTAATTCATAATCATATTCTTCTTTTGATTGAGTTTTTAACAACTCTTTATCGTTTATTGAATATCTTGATTTACTTTCCGCTTGTTTTCTTTCGGGACCAAATAAGTCACTTAACTGTTGAAATATTGTTTTTCTTGCCATTTTATTAAATATCTTTTTACTATT